CTAGTTCCTAAACCCATCCATATAGTGCACTCATGTGACGTGTTACAGTCAACATGCGACGCATCAATTTGGATCGTGTTTTTAGAATCATTACTTGCTTTCTTTCTTTCTTAAGGTGTTCTGTTGTCAGAATTCGAATTGACGTCTTTTCACTGAGATAAATCTCAAGTCATGAGCGCATTTCGTCGAACTCGGTTGGATTTACATCCTCCCCAGCTCATCTGTTCAACTCCTCCATAAGGCGCCCTAATCCCGATTTCTCTTTTCGTAAGATAAGATGATGGGGACTAGTTGCTCCATATTTTGGACCTTTGGAAAGGATTGCTGGTTGGATGGTACCAGGGTCCTCTTGATCATATTGCTCAACGAAACCATACCAGTTAGGGAATAGAACCATCCCGAATTCTTCATCGAATGCGGGCGGGTCCTCTTCCATTAGCTGGTCGGTTAGGTGTTCCATATCATCACGACACATTTCCACGACAGACTGGAGAAGTAAATTCCCCAACTGTATCATGACTTGAGAACGTCACGATACACAAGATACAGATAAACCGAGTAACTTGAGAAGATTTACTCCCTTCACAAGGAACTCGTCAAATGTATCAGTCTTTAAAGGAAATGAAGCGGCAATATTGAAGACTCGCACGATTTTCCTTGCGAAAGCAGGGTTTACTCTGTGAGCCTTCAGTAATGCACAAACCATTCCGGGTCCTACCTGGGTGTTTTGAAAACACCACCCTTTACTGCTGGCGGTCCTAAAAGTCTCTAATAACCCGGAAGGGTTTATTAGGAGCTCATGGATGGCCGCAATGGGAAATGGACTAACTTCATGGCCATGGTAGAATCATCTCTTAGCAAATTCGAATGTCGTCTTTGATGACATTGTTTTTGTATTTGAGATGGGGATATCATAGCCACGGAGTGTGTCCCGGTATCTGGACGCGAGAACATCATCACGGATTACAATATCATCCCCCAAGATCTTAAATGTATCACTCTTCACCCCACATGTGAATCCTAGGTAACTTACTAGAAATCCATGTGTGAGGGCAAAGAGAGGATACGAACTGTAGGCGCCCATCGGCTGGCCAACGGAATATTCAACCGTTGTGTTAGTAATGGGATCGAAGTATGGATGTGTGATTAGTAATTCTCACACTTCTCCTACTTCTTCACCTCAGATTGCTGCGATTACGATTTTCTGGAGTTCTCTAGGAAACCGGTCAGTTGCATCTTTAAGATCGATGGAGTGATACTGTGAATCTGTCTGTAAT